GACATCAGGCGCTATTTGCGAACACATCCGCTAGCAACAACACCGCAGTTGGATTTCAAGCGCTCGGATCGGCCACAACAGGCGGGTTGAACACCGCCGTTGGTCATTCTTCTATGCTTTCGACAACCACGGGTGCGTACAACTGTGGCTTCGGACAAGACGCTCTGCGCACAAATACGACTGCAAGCAGCAATGCTGCGTTTGGAGCACTGGCGCTGACTACTTCCACAGGTGGCAATAATTCGGCTCTTGGTGCGTTTGCCTTACGTTATCAAACCACTGGCGCGTCAAATGTTGGTATTGGAACGGAAACCGGAGACGTTATTACTACCGGCTCACGCAACACCATAATTGGAACCGCTTCCGACCCCAGCGCACTGGATGGCAACGACCAGACTGTTATAGGCGAGGGCCTGACCGGCAAAGGAAACGACACTGCTTTCATCGGCGGCACCAACGGCGCATACAACGAAAAGAACGTCACGACTTGGGAGACCACCTCCGACGCTAGGATTAAGAAAAACATCGCGGATTACAACGATGGCCTCGCGGTTATCGAAGCTCTCAGGGTTCGCACGTTCGAGTATCGCACGCCCGAGGAAATCACCGAACTTCCGCAGTCTGCCGCCATTGACCGCCCCGGCGTCCAGCTTGGCGTCATCGCGCAGGAAATCCAGGAAGTCCTGCCTGCTTGCGTTACGGAAAACTCAACCGGGGTCCTGTCGGTCTCAACCGATCCACTGGTTTGGCATCTTGTCAACGCTGTCAAACAATTGTCGGCGGAAATCAAAGCCATCAAAGGACTATAGCCAATGCTTGATCGTGTCATCGAACCCCCTAGCGCCGAGCAGATCGCTCGCCATTACAGCGCCATGATAGATGGCGTTGCCCTCATCAACGGCTTAATTCCGACGCAAGATACGGACAACGTCAACACGCTCGCCCGCAACGTCCTGCATCTGGAGCAAATGCTCATGAATGACTGGTGGGCTGGCTACGACCTAGCGCCGATCAACGCAGCTATCGTGGCAGGTAAACAGTGAGTAACGCGCGCGAGAACGTCAACCTGCTGACCAGCACGGACTGGGACATAGCAACCCTGCGCCTAGCAAACTGGGGAAGCGGGGCCGTTCCGCCACAGGTTGTGCTCAAAACTAATTACGTCGCAGGCGATGGTGGCGGCCTGTTCCGCTATGACGCATCCGACACTACGACCGCAGACAATGGCGGAACCGTCATTGTGGACGCCGCTAACAACCGCTGGAAGCGTCAATGGTCTGGATATGTTCAGACGAAATGGTGGGGCGCAACCGGCAATGATGCCGTGCTCACTGCTGCAAAAGCTGCCGCGGGTAGTGGCGGCGTTATATCGGTTAACAGCGCAATCACGCTAAGTTCATCTGCTACGACAGATGGGTTCATCCTATCTTTTGATGGCGGGACCATCGCTCCGCCTGCTTCGTCAGCAACTTTGACAATAGGCGCGATCCAAGCTCCAGACCGTCAAATATTCGTCGGCGCTAATGTTGCGCGGGTGCGCGCCACCATACGCACAGCCATCGCTAATGTTACATGGTTTGGCGGGACATGGAATGGCGTTGCGTCTGATAGCGCCGCAATCAATGCTGCGGTTGCGGCAGCTCAAAACGAGGCCGGCGTTCAGGTTTGGTTTCCGGTCGGAAATGCAGCCATTGACAGCTCGATTGTTATTGGCGACGGCACAACCACGACACGATCAACGACAACGGGCTTGACGCTAATTGGCCTTGGCTCAGGCGCCGCCGATAATGAATTTGGAGCCCCAAACTACGTAACAAGCATCAAATGGGTCGGCGCGACCAGCGCAACGGCGGCAATGATTGACGTGCGCGGGCCTTATCATAACTTCTCAATTCAAAACCTGACGCTTAACTGTGATAGCAAGGCCGGCATTGCAATCAAAACGCGCACGGTGTTTCGCAGCGAGATCACTAATGTTCTTGTTACGAAGCAAACTGCATATGCGATTGATGCGAGATCATATGACGTGACAAACCCACCAGGCGTGGCTGTTGGCACGGCGCTTTTGATTTTGCGGCGCTTCTTCTCGCGCAGCCCAGCAAACAGCAGCGCACGCGGCGTTCTCATGGCCGGAGGCCCTGTCAACAATGTTGCAATGTCGCGCTGCGCGATAGAGGACAGCGAAATTGAATACGGCGGCGCTTCTGGCAGTTATGGCTTAGGTCTATATTTTGCGGATAACAACTATTTTTCAAACACGTTCATTCAATGCCAACTAGCTGCGCTCGGAAAAGACATTGTCTTCTTCACAGACACAACCAGTCCGTATCCCGGTTCATTCCCGCAAGAGAATACGTTTATACAGACGCCAGCGCCAAAAGGCATTTATGTCTGCAACGATGCCAACTTTCCTGACATCAACACCGAAATTACCAACGGTGGATTGGGGTTCAATGTTTTTCTTGCTTATCCGGAAAGCGATGGGGGGCCGATCCCAACAAACAACAAGATAAAAACCCTTACACACGAAGGCGTTCTTTATAACCGTTGGGCTGGGTCTCAAAATTACTGGAACGGTAGGACTGCCAACGCAACCGGGTTAACGACATCAAAAACCTATTTTTGCTTAATCGGAGACAATGCCGGCTCTGGTACTTACAACAATATGCGGATTTCGGCGCCCTCTGGAGGCATCATTGATCGTTTGCAGGTGACGCTTGCAACGGCTCCAGGCGGGTCAGAAACTCGCACATTTACTTTGTTCAAAAACGGTTCCGCAACGGCGGCAACCGTAACCTATACGTCCGCGCAAAGCGGGGTAAAAGCGCTCACAACAGCAAGCGGGATTTCTTACTTTTTTGGCGATGAATTTGCACTTGAATCCGATGTATCGAGCGGATCTGTAGCCAATTCGCAGGCATCGTTTTGCGTTTCGTATTACCCTCTGGAAATTTACGCTTAACCTTTCAGGATTTTACCCATGGCTTTGCGCGGTATCGTAAAACTTTCAAATGTTCCTGTTGAAATAGATACGTATGTGCGTATTACAGACGCTAGGCTGTCAAAACGGATCATCCGCACTGATCCGGTGACTGGCGCGGCATTACCTTCTCCAAAAAAAGCTTATCTTCTTTTTCTAAGCGTTGATTGGCATGTTGTTGAAAACGACGCTCCTGTAAACGTTCCATATCGCCACGAGCAACATCAGATTGTGGCTTCTGAAGTGCCAGTAAATACGGCCGAGAATTTAGATGCTGATGCTCAAATCCTCACTGTCGCTTACGAACTATTAAAAACGCTTGAGCCTTACAAATTTCTAATATCTGACAATACTCCTTAAATCCGGCCCACCACAAAAAGTTACCTGCGCCAACGCTAACATCAAGATAAAAATTGGCCGCCCGCAAAAACAGGTAATTGCCGTTGCCTTGCAGAAAACTGGCAAAACAAAAAAAGGTAAATAATATGGCTAAAAAACCGGGTTTGTACGCTAACATCCACGCCAAAAGAGATCGTATCGCTGCCGGGTCTGGCGAAAAGATGCGTAAACCAGGGGCCAAGGGCGCCCCTAGCGCTCAGGCGTTTGTTGAGTCGGCCAAGACGGCCAAGAAGAAAGGCAAGTAGCATGGCGACCCCCGCAAAAGGCAAGGCCAAGGTCAAGGTTACGTCTGAAGGCCATAAGGTGTCCTACGGACAGGCTGGCGAGGCTAAGGGCGGCGGTCCCAGGGTCAAGCCGGGCACGAGCAAGGGCGACGCCTACTGCGCCCGTAGCGCCGGCCAGATGAAGGATCACCCGAAGGCGGCGGCTAACCCTAACTCGCCTCTGAGGTTGTCTAGAGAGCGCTGGAAGTGTAGTGGTACGAAGTCCAAACGCAGCTAGTCAGGGCTAACTCATGGCGAACGTCAAAATTTCCCAGTTGCCCGTAGCCACTACGCCGTTGACCGGCGCAGAGCTTATTCCCGTCGTACAGAACGGGATTACGCGCCAGACGACCATCACGTATGTGCGAGCGGCTAAAGCCGACGTCTACACCGCCACCGCAGGGCAGACGCTGTTCAATTTGAGCGGCACGTATGTGCCGGGGTCTGACGTTCTCCAAGTGTTTGTGAACGGTTTGCTGTTGATCAAAACGCAAGACTACACCGAAACGTCGTCGTCTTCAGTGACGTTTACCAGCGGTTTGTCGAGCGGCGACCAAGTCGTGTTTCGGTATTGACGGAGACCTAAATGACCGGCGTCAAAATAACCGAGTTTCCTAATGCAACGCTGCCTTTAACAGGGACGGAAATTTTCCCTGTAGTACAGTCTGGCGTTACTAAGCAGACGACGGTCAACCAGGCTACGTCAGGCGCTGCGCGGATCTTGACCAACATCGCGGCCCTGCAAGCGCTCAACCTTGCGACCACGTCGCTTCCGACCCAAGTCCAACTGACGTCCAACTACGTTGCGGGCGATGGCGGCGGCGTGTTCCGTTACGACAGCACGGACACGACCACGGCGGATAATGGCGGAACGGTTATCGTTGATGCGGCGGGGCGGCGGTGGAAGCGGCAATGGTCGGGGGCGGTGAATGCAAGCTGGTTTGGGTTTGCCACCAGCGCAACCGCCGCGACTAACACAACTGCAATTAACGCGGCGTTAGCGGTTGGTCCTACTTTTCTTCCTGCTGGTTCTTATGCATACGGCGAAAGCGGATCGTCTGGAATTTCTTTTACACTTGCAGCGGGCTGTCAGATTTTTGCAGAACCAAGAAAAACAACGCTTGTTGCAGCGGCAGGCACTTACAAAACTTTTGAAATAACGGGCAGCAATACTCGTGTTTCTGGCGTTGATTTTACGAATACATCAAAAATAAGCGGTGCGTTTCACAACATTGCCTGCGGTTCTTCGGGTGCCATTATTGAGACTTACGTTGACGACTGTCTGGTGACAGGCGACCCAGGCGGCGCGACTGACACCGGCTCCGCTACGGGAATTCAGTACCGAACTTATTGGTCAAACGTAAAATTTTTGGCTCACCGTGGCCCAGGCGTAGTGTATTCGCGTGCGTTTGCTTTTGTTTATTTCGATCAACATTGTGTTGTTGATTACGTCGGCTCGTCATCTAAAAATCACACTGCGGTTGCAATGACAATGACCGGACTGCCTGCCGGAGCAGGTGGTTATTACATTGGCGTGCAGTGTCTTGGCACAGCTAAAGATGGGTCAACTACATCGTCGCAAAAGGGTTTTGTGTTTACGGATGCCGCAGAAGTTCACTTGAACAACGCGCGAGTAGACGGTTTTGGGGGTGAGGGCGCATTTTTTGACGGATGTTCAAAAGTTTATCTTTCCAACCTGCATATTGGTTTGTGCGATGGGCATTTGCTGCGGTTTGTAGATTGCGCGGTTGTAGCCGGATCGCCCTTCCTGCAAGGCCGTCTTGGCGTGGGATCGCCAGCGGCTAACATCGACGCCTTGCGAACCGAAGGCGGTTGCTATGCGTTTGACATAAACCCGACAATATACGACGTGGTGCGGAACGGCATTTACCAAACGTCCGCAACAGACACAGAACTGAATTTTTTTGATTTTATAGTTCGATCGTTTGCGGGGTCGGCGCTGATTACTTCGGCAGGCGGTTTAATTACGTTTAACGGGGGTCAAATTAACACAGTTAGCGGCGGGGGAACGGACACCAATTTAAGCGCCGGTCAAAAGCACTACGTGAAAAACGTAACTGGATCGGCTGGAACGCTACTGCGCGCGGGTTACATCACTGAAAATTATGGAACAGCTCAAATCAATCTTGACGGAAGCAGCCTAGCAAGCGTGGCGCACGGTTGTTCAATGACACCAACGTATGCAACCGTTAATGTTTTGGGGAATTTTGACCCTCGTATTTTGATGGTCGTAAGTATAGACGCCACAAACATTAACCTGGTTTGCTGGCGCGGCCACAACGCAAACACTGATGCAGATGGTTTGGAAAAAGCGTTGAGCGGCGATAGCGGTTTAAGCAATCCGTTTAACGTGCAATTCTATGCGAGGGCCTAATGAACGCGGACGCTAAAATTCTGCAAATTATGTTGTCTTTGCGGCCCGCATTGACAACTGTTAATGCTCCTGGCGCGTTAGCTCGTTTTCTGGCGCACATGTACGTGCATGGACGTATGAAAATTGATGAAGAAGACATTTTCAAAAGTCGAATTGCGGTTGCAGTTAATGTAGGGTTAGGCGTTTTGGTTGAGCATCAATCAGAACAAGATTGGCGGCTAACGGACACAGGCCGAGCGTTTGTTGAAGCTAATTCATTATTTAGTGACATTATCCAGTCTGAACCGTCCGCGCCTTTCGTGCAACCCTCCGACATGTAACGCCTATTGACGGGGCATAGCGTTCTGTCATACTTAACCCTACACGTACTGGTGCGTTCACCAGGTGACTGATGAGGTCGATCTATGGAAAACGAAGCGGTTGCGCCCGCGCCAGAGCAGGACATTACGGCAGACCCTGTTGCTGTTGAAACAACGCCGGAAGCCCCCAAGACCTTCACTCAGGAGGAATTGGATTCGATCATTGCTAAACGTCTCGCAAGAGAACAACGGAAGTGGGAACGGGAGCAGAAAGCCGCCGTTGCGACAACCGCCAGACCTGTAGAGCCTCCAGCGGTTGTTGAGACCGCCGACGACGCCAGGGCATACGCCGAGGCGCTCGCCGAACAAAAAGCGCAGGAGCTGTTGGCGCGGCGAGAGCAGAACGAAGCTCTTGAGACCTACTACGAACGGGAAGAAGAAGCGCGGGCGCGCTACGATGACTTTGAACAGGTCGCGTACAACCCCAAGCTGGCCATTACGGAAGTGATGGCACAAACGATTCAAACGTCTGACGTCGGGCCGGACCTGATTTATCATCTGGGGACGAACCCGAAAGAAGCCGAACGGATCGCTCGTTTGCCGCCCGTCTTGCAGGCTAAGGAAATCGGTAAACTGGAAGCCAAACTGGCCGCCAGCCCACCGGTCAAAAGAACATCAACCGCCCCGGCGCCTATTGCTCCGGTCACTGCCCGGTCTGCATCTAACCCCAGCTTCGACACGACGGACCCCCGGTCCATCAAGTCCATGTCGACCAGCGAGTGGATCGAAGCCGAACGGCAGCGCCAGATCAGAAGGTATGAGGCAATGCGCAACCGTTAAGGACATAAGGATATGGCCAACTCGCTTCTTACTATCGACATGATCACCAGAAAAGCTCTGGAGATCCTCGAAAACAACCTCGTCATCACCCGCAACGTGAACCGTCAGTACGACGACAGCTTTGCCGTCGAAGGAGCCAAGATCGGCTCCACCCTCCGCATCCGTCTGCCCGACCGTGCTCTTGTCACGGATGGCGCGGCGCTTCAGGTGCAGGACGACAACGAGCAGTTCACCACGCTCACCGTCAACAACCAGAAGCACATCGGCGTCAACTTCACGACCGCCGAGCTCACCATGCAGCTCGACGACTTCGCCGAGCGCGTGCTCAAGCCGCGTATTTCGCAGCTTGCCTCCAGCATTGACGCCGACGTCGCTAACTCGTTCAAGTCGATCTTCAACACCGTCGGCACGCCGGGCACCACGCCGGGCACCTCGCTGGTCCTGCTTCAGGCGCAGCAGAAGCTGAACGAATCCGCCGCCGTCATGTCCCCGCGCTACGCGACCGTCAACCCGGCCGCCAACGCGAACTTGGTCGAAGGCATGAAGGGTCTCTTTAACCCGGTCGACACCGTCTCCCGCCAGTTCAAGAACGGACTGATGGGCACCGGCGTGCTTGGGTACGAAGAAATCAACATGTCCCAGTCCATCAAGCAGTTCACCACTGGCTCGCGCTCCGGCACGATCACCGTGGACGGCACGATGACCGCGCAGGGTTCCACCAAAATCACGCTCAACGGCACGACCGGCCACACGCTGGCCGTCGGCGACGTGTTCACCATTGCCAACGTCTACGCCGTCAACCCGCAGACCCGCGAGTCGACCGGATCGCTCCAGCAGTTTGTTGTCACCGCCGCCAACACGGCCGCGGCCAGCAAGTTCACGGACGTCAACATCAGCCCCGCGATCTACACCGCGGCTAACGCTCTTGCGACCGTTGACAGCTTCCCGGTCAACCTTGCGGCGGTCACGTTCGTCGGATCTGCTTCCACGCAGTACCCGCAGAACCTGATCTACCACAAGGACGCGATCACCTTCGCCACCGCCGACCTCATGCTCCCGCAGGGCGTCGACATGGCCTCGCGCCAGGTTCACAACGGCATCTCGCTCAGGATCGTGCGCCAGTACGACATCAACAACGACAGGCTCCCCTGCCGTATTGACGTCCTCTACGGCTTCAGCGTGATTCGTCCGCAGATGGCCGTGCGTCTCTGGGGCTAACGGAACAGGTTTAGGAGAACACGATCATGGCACTTTCTAATGGCGCAGGCGGCTACCAGATTGGCGACGGCAATCTTGGCGAAGTCAGCTTTTTCAACACCAACGCTCCCGACGCGCTGACCGGCGCTTCGGTAACGATCACCGCGGCAAACCTCGCTAACGGCGTTTGCACGATGGACCCCGGCAGCACTTCCGCGGGAACCTACGTGTTCCCCACGGGCGCGCTTCTTGACGCGGCGTTCCCCAGCCTGAAGGTCGGCTCGACTTTCGACTGCGCGTTCATCAACATCGGCGACGATGCTGGCAACGACGTCACGTTCACGGCTGGCGCGGGCAACACCCTCGTCGGCAACGACGTGATCCAAGACGCGCTGACGAAGACGAACAACACGTCGGGCATCTTCCGCTGGCGCAAAACCGGCGACGCCGCGTACTCCATCTACCGCATCGCGTAAGCAACCGGCCCCGGCCTAACCGCCGGGGCCAACCATAAGGAGGGGCTCATGCCCAATACCAAACCTGTTGGCGTCGCTTATTCGGACCCCGCGCTTGTTTCAGGTACGACAATCACCGACGCGGCTATAAGCGGCGGAACTGTCAGCGGCGCTATTGTTAGTGGCCCTGTTACAACCGTTGCGGCGGCTGGCTCAACTAACGCAGACGCGGCGGCCGTACCGGCCAACACCTACATCTGCGTTGTTACGGCTGGAGACGGAACCAAAGGCGCTATTCTTCCGACAATGGTGGACGGTCAGACCATCAAGATCAAGAATAACGCGGCAGCGGTTCTGAAAGTGTACCCTTTCTCGGGCGCGGCTATTAACGGGCTTACGGCAACGACGGGCGCCCTTAGCATGGCGGCCAACACCATTGCTGATTTTACCCGCACCTCGTCTACGCAGCTTTACTCGACGCCACTTCTGCCGTCATAATAGAGGACTCAAGGCGGCGTTTAGCTGCCTTGAGTTATTTTTACGGGAGAACTTATGGCTGTTATCTACCTGGAGCACCCCGTTCACGGGCAGAAAGTTGCTACGTCTGACGCGGAAGCGCGTTATGATCGTGCGAACGGCTGGTACGAATTTGACCCAAACGCACCCGTTGTTGACGAGCCACCGCTGGTTGATCTAGTCAACGAGATGGCCCCGAAACGGCGTAGCCGAAGGACGGCGCAAACGGAGAACTAAGCTATGGCGACCGCTGGCGACATCATAAACGGTTCGCTTAGGCTGATCGGGATGCTGGCGGAAGGTGAAGTTCCGTCGTCGGAGACATCCGACGATGCGCTGAACGCCATGAACCAGATGATCGAAAGCTGGAACACGGAACGGCTCTCGGTCTACTCGACGCAAGATCAGGTCTTCAACTGGCCTCCGGCTACGATTAGCCGGACGCTGGGGCCGTCAGGTGACTTTGTCGGCAATCGTCCCGTGCAGCTTGACGACGCGACGTATTTCCGTGACCCCGCTACGGGAATTAGCTACGGTATCAAGCTGATCAACCAGCAGCAGTACGACGGCATCGCCGTCAAAACGGTGACGTCAACCTATCCGCAGGTTATGTGGGTTAACATGACCTACCCCGACATCGAGATGTACATCTACCCGGTGCCGACCAAACTGATTGAGTTTCACTTCATCTCGGTTGATGAACTAACGCGCCCGGCTAATCTGGCGACAGACCTGACCTTCCCGCCCGGCTATCTCCGCGCCTTCCGCTATAACCTGGCTATGGAGCTGGCGCCGGAGTTTGGCGTTGAGCCCAGCGGGCAGGTGCAACGGATCGCCATGACGTCCAAGCGCAACCTGAAGCGCGTCAACAACCCTGATGACATCATGGCGCTGCCCTACAGCATCGTCGGCACGCGCCAGCGCTACAACATCTTTGCGGGCAACTACTGATGAAAACGCCGATTCTCGGCAGTTCCTATGTGGCTCGCAGCGTCAACGCTGCGGACAGCCGCATGGTGAACCTGTTTCCCGAGGTCGTGCCCGAGGGCGGCAAAGAGCCTGCGTTTCTGAACCGCGCCCCGGGCCTGCGCTTGCTTGCAACGGCGGGTACGGGGCCGATCCGCGGCTTGTGGCAATTTGGCGGCTACGGTTACGTCGTGTCGGGGACGCAGCTCTACCGCGTCAACGCCAGCTGGACGGCGACGCTGCTAGGCCCTGTCTCCGGCTCAGGCCCGGTTAGCATGGCCGACAACGGCACGCAGCTGTTCATCGCCTGTAACCCGGACGGGTTTATTTACGACTCCTCGACCGGCGTCTTGCAGCAGATCACAGACCCGGATTTCCCCGGCGCTGTTACCGTTGGCTACCTTGACGGCTACTTTGTTTTCAACGAACCCAACAGTCAGCGCATCTGGGTGACTAGCTTGCTTGACGGCCTGTCCGTCGACGCGTTGGACTTCGCCAGCGCCGAAGGCGCGCCGGACCAGCTTGTGTCGCTGATCGTCGACCACCGCGAGGCATGGCTGTTTGGGACCAACTCGGTTGAGGTCTGGTACGACGCCGGTCTGGCCGACTTCCCGCTGTCGCGCATCCAAGGCGCGTTTAACGAGATCGGGTGCGCTGCTCCGTACTCGGTCGCCAAGCTCGACAACGGTCTGTTCTGGCTGGGCTCCGACGCCCGAGGGCAAGGTATTGTCTACAGGTCCAACGGCTACACCGGCGTTCGCATGTCGACGCACGCCGTTGAGTGGCAGATCCAGCAGTACGGCAACCTGTCCGACGCCATAGGGTACACCTATCAGCAGGACGGCCATGCGTTTTACGTGCTGGTCTTCCCTACCGCCAACACGACCTGGGTCTACGACGTCGCCACCGGCGCATGGCACGAACGGGCGGGCTTTGCTAACGGGCACTTTGTGCGGCACCGCAGCAACTGTCAGATGTCGTACAACAGCGAGATTGTTGTCGGCGACTACCAGAACGGCAACCTGTACGCCTTTGACCTTGACGTTTACGCCGACAACGGCGCGGCGCAGAAGTGGCTACGCTCTTGGCGCGCGTTGCCGACCGGCGCTAACAACCTGAAGCGCACGGCGCAACACTCGCTCCAGCTGGACTGCGAGTCCGGCGTTGGCCTGAACGGGCTGGACTTTTACGACCTTGTCGACCTGCTGGCCACCGAAGGGTACGTGTTCCTTTACGACGCTGAAGGCGACCCGGTGCTTGACGAAAGCGGCAACCCTATCCTTGTCCCTATCGACGCCGCAGGCGACCTGCTGGTGACGGAGAGCGGCGACCCGCTGTTGATCACGGCCGTTACGGTGCAGGGCGCAAACCCGCAGGTTATGTTGCGCTGGTCGGATGATGGCGGCCACACCTGGTCCAACGAGCATTGGAAGTCCTTGGGCCGCATTGGCCGCTACGGCACCCGCGTCATCTGGCGGCGGCTGGGCATGACCGTGAAGCTGCGCGACCGCGTTTACGAGCTGTCCGGCACCGACCCTGTCAAGATTGCCATTATGGGGGCCGAGCTGTCGGTAGAGGAGACTAATGCCTAACATTACGAACATTCCCGCGCCCCGCGTTCCGTTCATCGACGAACGGACAGGGCTGGTCGCGCGCGAATGGTATCGGTTCCTGTACAACCAGTTCAACCTGACCGGCGCTGGCGAAACCGACATAACCCTGTCGGACCTGGAACTTGCGCCGTTCTCTGACGCTGCAACAGAAGCCGAAGTGCAAGCGATCGCGGCGGAAATTCAAGCGCTTAAACTGCGCCCAGCCATAACCCTGCCCGAGCCTCCGATTCTTTATTATGGTTCGTTCTCCAGCGATGTTACGCAGACGGCCGCGGCGATCAACACGGCCTACGGCGCTACGTTCAACACGACGGACCTGTCCTATGGCGTCTATCTGGGCTCCCCCGCGTCACGCATCATCTGCGCTAACCCCGGCGTCTACAACTTCCAGTTTAGCGCCCAGTTCGACAACACATCGGGCGGCGCGCATTTTGTCTACCTCTGGCCCCGCGTTGACGGCGTAGACCTGCCTAAGTCCGCTAGCCAGCTTAGGTTGCAAGGCAACAACAACGAATTGATCGCCGCTTGGAACTTTGTGCTGAAAATGAACCCCGGCAGCTACTTTGAGCTAATGTGGTCAGTCTCAGATACGGCTATACAGATGATCGCCGTTGCGGCATCATCGCCCGTACCGGCGATACCCTCCATCCTCCTATCCGTTACGCAGGTGAACATATGACCGTTTACATCTCGGCGCTGGGCGGGGCTGGCGCGCAGTTTTTCGATAGCAACGGCGACCCGCTGTCGGGCGGCCTGCTGTACACTTACGCGGCCGGGACGACGACGCCGCAGACGACGTACACCAGCGACACCGGCCTGACGACCAACGCTAACCCTATCGTCCTCAACTCCGCCGGGCGCACACCAGAGGGTGTCTGGCTAACGCAAGGCGCCGCGTACAAGTTTGTGCTCAAGACCAGCCTTGGCGTCGAGATCTGGACGTTTGACGACATCGTCGGCGTCAACGACGTCAGCGCTGTAGCTTGGTCAGCCCTCTCCGGCACGCCGACCACCCTTGCGGGGTACGGCATTACCGACGCGCTGTCGACCGCCGCCGCTGCAACTATCTATGCCCCTATTGCAAGTCCGGCTTTTACCGGCGCTCCGACGGCGGCGGACAACGGCGGTACGCAACAGTCCATCGGCTGGCGCGACGCCCCGCAGAACAGCCAGACGACGAACTACACGCTGACGCTGGCCGACCGCGGCAAGTCCGTGCTGATGAACGGCACCAGCCTGACGTTGACCATCCCGGCCAACGGCACAACGGCGTTCCCTATCGGGACCGTTATCATCGTGGTCAACATCAACACAACGTCGCTGTCTATCGGCATCACGACCGACACGCTGACCTTGGCCAACTCAACGACCACCGGCACGCGCACACTGGCGCGTAACGGCGTCGCAACGCTCATCAAGATCGCCGGTACGTCATGGCTGGCCAGCGGGACGGGGCTCACCTGATGGGCGCTGCAACGCTGGGCGTGTTCAACATGGGGACGGCCGCCGCAGGCGCGAACGTCCACGACATCACCGAAGCCGGTACGGGGTCGATCACGATCCCCGGCGGCGTGACCAGCGTTACGATACAGGTCTGGGGCGCGGGCGGCGGTGGCGGCTCCAGCATCCTGACGTCGCAGTACAACGGCTACGTTCTGGAGATCGTGGAGCTTCCTGGCGGCGGTGGCGGCGGTGGCGGCTACTCCAAGTCGGTCATCGCTCTGACCGGCGCAGACACCGGCAAGACGATCCTGTACGTCGTCGGCGCAGGTGGCGGCGGGGGCTCGTCGGGCGAGGCTACAGGCGGCGGCGGCGGTCAGTCGCTGGTCTACAGCGGGACGTACAGCCTGACGTCGCTGGCCGCCAACGGCGGCAACGGCGGCTCCAGCGGGGAGTACGGCGGTGCGCAGGGCACGGGCGGCACGGCTAGCGGCGGCAACACGACGAACACGACCGGCAACGGCAGCGGCGTCCCTAACCCGGCAGGCGCCAGCCCGCTGACGGGCGACAACGGTCTGACGGCAGGCGGTGGCGGAGACGCCGGTGAAGTGGTACTGTTTGGACAGAGCGGCCTTGTAGGGTATGCAGGCCGCGTCCGCATCGCGTTTACGTAGGGGCTATCATGGCGGTTACAGTTAAAGCGCTCATACCGGCCAAGATTGCCGAGAACAGCCAGACGACGCAGTACACGGCGACGAACGTGACCGCGATCATCGACAAGTTTACCGCGACCAACTACGGCGCGTCGGCGGCGTCGCTGTCGGTCAACCTGGTGACGCAGTTTGACAGCGCCGGGAACCAGAACCTGATCGTCAAGACGAAGACACTTCTGCCCGCAGAAACGTATACTTTTCCCGAGCTGGTCGGGCATGTGCTGGGAACGAACGGGTTCATCTCGACCCTGGCCAGCGCTGCGTCGTCAATCACCATACGCTCCAGCGGAAGGGAAGTCTCGTGAGGGCGGAAGACTGGCTGGTTCATAACTTCCGCAACGGGCTCCGCCTGTCCGACCCCGCTATTGAGTGGCTGATGGACCTGTGGGCGGCTATCCAGTTCTTTGACGACATTGCCGACAAGGACGACGTCGACCGCGACCGGCTGGACCGCGTCATCGCCTCGACGCTTGTCTCCATGCCGACAAACGCCTTCTTCGTGGCTAACGCCGACATGCTGCGCCCGGCTCTGGCCACGGCGCTGCTCAAGTGGAAGGCCGCGGATGAGGCCGAGCTGCGGGGCGAGGCCGACGAAAAATCGTTCGTGTGGCGCGCGTCGTACTATGATATCGTCCTTCTCGTCGTCGCGTTGACGCACGGGTTTGAAGAAGCTATGGCCCGCGCCGTTGACGTCATGTCGCTCTACGGCGAGAAGTTTGCCGACTATCGAAGGGAGTTTCCCAGTGCCTGAACCCGTTTCCGCCATAATTGCATCCAGCGTTGGAAGTTCAATCATTGGCGGCATGTCGGCCAAGAAGGCCGCCAAGGCGCAGACGCAGGCCGCGCAGCAAGCGTCTGATGTCCAGCGTCAGATGTTTGAGCGTCAGGTCGAGCTTCAGGCGCCGTTTCGCCAGGCGGGCCTTACGGCGCAGAACCGCTTCATGGAGCTGATGGGTCTGGGAGAACCGACGGGCGGGGCCGACTACGGCCGCTACGCACGCGACTTCAGCATGCAAGATTACCAGCAAGACCCCGGCTACGCCTTCCGCCTGTCGGAAGGCATGAAGGCGCTGGAGCGGTCGGCGGCGGCGCGGGGCGGGCTTCTGTCCGGCAGCATGATGAAGGGCGCGCAGCGCTTTGGGCAAAATCTTGCCAGCGAAGAATATCAGAACGCCTTCAACCGCTATCAGGTCAACCGCGCCAACCAGCTTGACCCGCTGTCCTCGCTGATGGGCGCAGGCCAGACCGGCGCTAACATATTGACCAGCGCGGCTGGCGACTTGGGCGGTCGGCTTGGGGAAAACTACATGCAGATGGGCAACGCCCGCGCCTCTGGCTACATAGGCCGCGCCAACGCCCTTAGCGGAGCGCTGGGGACGGTCGGTAACTTCTACGCCAACCAGCCGCTTAACGACGCGCTGACAAAATACTACAACACCGCTATGCCAGGGTCTGTCACTTAAGGAGCGCACCGTGCCGCTTGACACTCGTATCCCGCTGATGGCGCAGACCTATCAGCCTGACTTCGGCGAGATCGCCCAGACCCGAGCGCAGGGCATGAATGTCCTGTCGCAGATGCGCCAACGCGACCAGGAGCTGGCGCAGCAGAACGCGCTGGCGGAGTATGTTAGGAGCGGAGGACTTACGCGGGACCCTCTGGGCGCGCTTCAGTTTGGCGCGGCGGGCGCGGACATGCTGAACGCAAGCACACAGGCTAATCGTTTTAAATTGGAACAAGACAAGGCAACGCGCGAAGCCGAGCAAGAGCGGCTTGAAACCCAAAAGAAAGCGTTTGGGACCGCGCTCATGAATGTCCACGCCGACCCTAGCGACGCCAACGCGGACATGAATTTTGCAAATTTGGAAGTGCTGGGCATCGATACTTCGCCTTACAGGCAAATGCTGTCGCAGGTCAAAGACCCTGTCGAACGCAAGAGATATCTGGACGACTTCCTCAACACGACCGAAGAAGGCCGCACGTTTCTTGAGCGCTACGAGTCAAAGCCGGAGATGGTGGACTTAGGCAACAGAAAAGTCATGATGGAGAAAAACCGTAACCGTGATGATTTTGGCAAAGAAATAGCCAAGTATGATGTGGGCGTGTCACCAGACCAGCAATCCCGCGAGCGTATAGCCGACGCAGATCAAGCAGCTAAAGCGAGTGCTGCTAAATCCGGCGTAACCCTGACGTCTAACGCCGCGTTTAATAAAGTGATCTCTCAAGCAAAAACTTTGCTTGACGACTTAAATGCTAGAAACGCCATACCTAGCACTCAGAAAAACGCGCTGGAAAATGTCATGGCGTCTACGCGGGCGTCGCCAGTAGGCCGGGTAATTGAGAGAGCTACTGGCACTCAAGCGCAAACTACGCGGGATGAGTTTGCGTCTTTGCGGCCGCTGATTATGTCGTCAATTAAAAACGCTACGGGCCTATCGTCGCAGCAACTTAACAGTAACGTCGAACTTCAATTTTACATAGACGCCATAGGCAAGCAGGGGGCTACATACGAAGCCAATCTAGCGGCGCTTAACAACCTTTCAAATTATGTTTCTGGTCTTATAGACGAACAGGGCGGCGGCGCGGGTGCGGGCGCAGGCGCGGGCGGTGTAACTGATTTCAACGATCTGACAGACTAATTTTGCGAGGCTGGAATGGACGTTAAACTTCCAGACGGGACGATTATTAAAAACGTACCGGAAGGTATGACAAAAACGCAGCTGCGTGAAAAACTGATCAAGAACGGATTCAAGCCGGAACAGTTTGAGACGCAGGTACCCAAAGACGTCGTCAAGCCGTTTACCAAAGAAGACCTTGCGTTGCAGCCCCGTACACCTACAGACGTGGCCGGTGCGATAGCCGATCTGCCTATGGGTTTTGGCAAGACCGGGATACCGTCGGTTCTGGCCGGCGCATACCGCGGCGCGCGCGACGTTACTGACACGCTGGTAGGGCTTGGCCAGGACGCGTTGCGCGTCAGCCAAGCTGGAGGCGCGGCCCTGCTGGGACAGGCCCCGTCAGGGTCTAGGGACGTTATGGCGGAGATGTCGCGCGAGGCCGCGACCCCTCGCACCCCGTCGGAAATTGACCGCATCAACGCTGTCGCGCGGGAACAATACGCGCGCAATTACGGACCTAATTTGCTTGCTCAAGCCGGTCGGTTTGGTGGTCAAGTTGCCATGACCGCCCCTGTTGGGGGAGTTTTAGGGGCCGGCGCAAAAAAATTAGGTGCAAACGCTCTAGCCAACTCTTTAATATCTGGCGGGTTTGTGACCGGCGCGACGCCTAGGGGCGTGTTTGGAGCGCTTAGTGACGTCACCACCCGCGCCGCCGGCGGCGCGGTTACAGGCGGTACACAGGCGGCTCTGGTGGGTGACGATCCTACAGCGGGCGCCGTCATCGGCGCGGCTTTACCCGCCCTTAGCGTGCCGTTAGCTAAAGGCGTAGGCAGTGCTTTGGGTAACTTTTTTGACGCGGCGACCGGCCAGCTGGGTAAGGTGCGCGCGTCTAAGATTGTGCAGGACGTTCTGGGGCCGGACTTTGACAAAGCCGTTCAGATCCTGAAGAACGCTCCGAGCAACGTCACGCCGGAGCAGGCGCTGGTCGCCGCCGGCATCCCGCCCGAGCGCATAAAGGGTTTCATTGCGCTTGGCGAGTGGTCCGCCAAACGAGACCCAGAGGCAATTACCGATATGCTGCGTACCAGCCAGACCGCAGGCCGGCAGGCATTGCTGGATATTGTGAGCGGGGGCACGACCGAAGCCGAACGAATTGGCGCGCAGCGCGCGGCGACTGGGAAACTTCAGCAAACGACGGCGGCGTTGCGCGAAAAGGCGCTGGGCAAGGCGCAAGAGATAACGGCGAGGATGCAGTCGCTATCAAAGAAGATTGGCAGCGAGTCAAAGACTTACGAAGGTCTAGCAAAAGAAGCAGAGTCGCTGACTAAGGCTAGCGACGACATGTTCGCGCGAGCTGCGGAAACTTCGCAAAAACTTAAAGGCAAGACCGGTCCTGTCGACGTGTCCCCTGAAGGAACGGTCGAGTATTCTACCGGGCAAGATCTCAAAGGGTCCGCGGCGATGATATCCAGCGCCGCAAAGAACGCCAAGCGTCGTCTGGACGCCGCGCAAAAACAGCTTGCTGCCTTAGAACAAAAAGGGCTGAAGCCGCTACGGGTAAACGAAGTATCGGCGGCTATTAGTAAAATGCTGCAAAGCTCAAAAATTGGTATTGAGGACACTAACGCCAAAGCGTTGAACAAAGTCCTTGAAAAGCTGGACGAGTGGAGTGACCCTAACGGAATTATTGACGCCGACGCACTGTACGAGATCCGCAAGTCTACAATTACCTCAACTATCAACGAGCTTCTTGGCGGCAAGGTGACCGATGCAGAGGTGAAAGCCCGCGCCGCGTCGCTGCTCGCACAGATCAAGCCGCTGATTGACGGTGCTATAATTCAGGCCGGCGGCGCGGATTGGGGCAAGTATCTGCGCGCGTATTCGGAAGGCGCGAGAGAGATCGAGCGCCTACAGATGGCTGGCGAAGCCGCCAACTTGTTCCGCACTAACCCTACGAAATACGTTGACCTGGTGAGCGGCAACGACACCAAAACAGTGTCCGACATATTTGGCGGCGGCGTATATGACTTTGAGTCTGCTATGGACCCCACCATACAGCTTACGGGACGGCAAAAGAAGCCGCGCCCGCCAGCGGGCCCCGACCGTCGCGTTGTAATGCGAGAGGTAGCCGAGCAGCTTAAAGTAGACGAGAAGATAGCCTCGCAGGCCGCGCGGGGCTACGACCGTCTTCAGGAGGCGTTCCGTTCTGTTGAGCCTCGCCCCTTGGGGTTCCCGTCTCTGCTTAACCGCACCGCCACCATCGCCAACGTGGCGCTGGACGCGCTGGAGAAGCGCTTCGGCAAGGACACTATTGACACGCTGATCACGTCCATGCGCGAAGGCAAGGGCGTGGTTGAGGCCGTGTCTGTTCTGCCGGCGAACGAGCGCAACGCCGTGATACGCTTCCTCAGCGGGACAATGGAGCTGAAGACGCCTACCGCGAAGGCAGCGGCCGCTGCGGCCGGCGCCGCCGCGACGAAGGGCGCGGCTACAGCCGCCGCGCCGCCGAACGCCATGAACCGAGACAATCGTAACGCTATGAGGCCGCGATGAAGGACGATGTAGAGGCGCGTCTGGACACGCACGAGGCGGTGTGCGCGGAGCGTTACCTAGGCATCAACGCGCGCCTGAAGCGCCTGGAGGGCCTGTTTATCGCTGGCGTTGGCGCGATCCTGACCGGGCTGGTGGCTATAGTGGTGCAGTTGAACGCATGGCAATAACGCACGCATCCCGCCTCAAGGGCGTCCACCCGGATCTTGTCCGCGTCATCGAGCGCGCAGGCAAGGACGCGGACTTCATGGTCATCGAGGGCGTCCGCTCGCTGGCGCGGCAGAAGGACCTGGTCGCGGCGGGGGCGTCGAAGACGCTGCACAGCCGCCACCTGACCGGCCACGCCGTTGACATCGCGCCCCTGATCCGTGGTAAGCTGTCTTGGAGCTGGGACGTCTTTCACACGCTGGCTCCGGTCATCAAGGCGGCCGCCAAGGCCGAAGGGGTGGCTGTAACTTGGGGCGGTGATTGGAAAAATTTTCCTGACGGCCCTCATTGGGAGCTACCCCGGTAGGCGCACAAAATGGTCAACGCGTTTAACCCTACGCCTAAAAATAAAATGTCCTTCGACCTGTCGCCAGACGCGATAGCGCGCATGACGGCGCCGCAACCTCAAAAGGTAGTGTTCACGGCGCGGGGGGTCGACCCCGAGATGCGCAAACGCGCGCAAGAGATAAAACGAAAAAGTCTTCGCTCCGCGTTTGCGTCAAAAGAAGTTTCCGACACCTATCGGGATCAATTAGCTGAACAAATATGGAAAGAAACCGGGTTATGGGAGTACCAGCCTAACGTGTGGGTGAAAGAAATTCCTGACAACGAAACAACTCTTAACGCCCCGTTCCCCAGCCCTGAAATGCTTCCGCGTCTTGGTAATGGGCGCACAAAATATTCGCGGCCTGTTTTTACGACCAATAGCGGCGAGCAGTATATGAGCGGTGACACGGTCGCTACGGGTATGCTGCCTGACATTATGAAACGCGGCGCAAACGATGAGCTTTACAAGCTATACCCTGAGTTAAACAAAGTGCCGATGGAGGTTTACAACGACTACATTACAAGCCCTTCGGCGTATATTGGCGGCTACGTAAACCCAAAAACAGGCGGGCTAGCGGTG